CTAAATGTTCCACTAGCACCCGTAACATCTCCTTTAAAAAATGCGTTACCAGATGTATCTATATAAAATTGTTTTGCGTGAATAGACCCTCCACCATAAAGAGTTATACCATCCGTAGTGTACCCATCGTGGTCTTCAGTTCCAGTATAAATTGAAGTAGAATTAATAGTCCATCCTCCAACATAACCAGCTGTTTTTGATGCACTATTTACAGTAGCACTTGATGGTGGAGTGTATCCCAAAGCATTTGATACATTTGTACTACTAACATTTGAATTTAAAGTATTTGCAGCAGTTAAGTTAGTTCCACCAACTTGAACAGTTCCACTAAATGTACCACTTGCACCGGTAATATCTCCTTTGAAAAATGCATTACCAGATGTATCTATATAAAATTGTTTAGCATGTATAGAACCACCACTATATAAAGTTATTCCATCAGTTGTATATCCATCGTGGTCTTCAGTACCACTATATATTGCTGCCGAAGTTATAGTCCAACCACCAACACTTCCTGCTGTTTTTGCCGAACCATTTTGTTGAGCAGTTGCTCCACTTGCTGCACCAGATTTGATAGTTGATGAGGATGTTCCATCTATTAAAGCAGCTGCGCCAATTTTCACTGCTCCAGCTATATTTACATCCGTTCCATCAAAATAAATATAACCAGCTGATGGGTCACCAAATCTAACTTTTCCATCTACATCTAAATAAAATCCTTTACCTGCTATCAATGATGTTGCGTTTGCTGAACGTATAAATCCACTATAAAAACCCAATGTTCCCATAACTAATCCACGCGTTATTGTAGAATCTTGTGCCAATAATACATCGGTAGCAACTGAACTATATTGTGCTCCAAATGAAGTCCAATTTGAACCAACACCAGGTTGTCCCGTTGTTGCATTTCCGGTTACAGAAGTGTGAGTTACATTTGTTAAATAATAAGAACCTAAATAAGAAACAACATCAACCCTAGTTGCTGTTTTATAATAAATTGTACTATTTGCCCATTCACCTCTATATACAACACCAGGCCCTGCACCACCATCTGCTCCATTTGTACCATTAATTCCTTTTGCACCTTCCAATGAAACTGCAACTTTATGGGTTTTATTTATTGTACCAAGTGTGCCTTCTGAATTTTTATAAGATATTGTTAAAGATACAGTTGTGCCGGCAGTTGAAGATGGCGTAGTTGGTGTAATTGTTCCACTACTATTAGACCCACCAGTTATTGATGAAATATAATATGTACTATTACTTGCTAAAGAAGCATCGTATGTATAATTTGAACTACCTTCAGTTATTGTAGTTGTAAATGTAGCAGGAGTTGCATAACCGGCGGAACTACTTAATATTGTTTGAGTTTCAGATGATAATAATGCTAATGTTGTTGGTGCAGCTGCTTTTGCTTTCGATATATTTGCTACAATCGTTTTTGTTCCAGTAGTTCCTTCACTATCTGTATAATTTACAGGAATACTAACACTACCTGAATCGGAATACATCGTTGATGCATTTGATGTAAATATTATTGTATTAGTTGAAACACTACCTGCTAGTCCACCTGTATAAGTAGGAGTACCAATTGATGTAAATCTGGATGTGTTGCCTTCTAATGCCGTAATAGTTAATGGGGAAGGTAATGCAGAACCACTACCTTTTGAATTTGCTACTAATGTTTGTGAAGTTGGCGATACAGCTACAACAACATTTGGAGTTCCTACTTTTGATTTTGAATATGTAATATCTTTTGAAGAACTTATTATAGTTCCACCTCCATCTTTATATTTTACCAATAAAGTTAAAGAACCACTATCAGCGGTTAAAGAATTTATTGAATAGCTTGTTCCGTTAAATGTATTTGGAGTCAAGCCACTATATGCAGAAATACTTGCACTAAATGAATTAGTTATAAATGCAGATGAATAATTTATAGTTTCATTACCAACTTTTACCGTTATTGAACCACTACTTGCGGCAAATCCACCTACAACTGTTCCTATTGAATATGCTGGAAATGATGTATTTTCATTACTTACTGCAACTGAAAATCCATCTAATATTTTTACAGGTGATATTTTAATTGCATCTGAAAATTCATTACCAAATTGGTCTGAACCTGAAATGTAATATATTGATTCACCTACTCCATATGAATATGATGAACCTGCTAATGTGTAAGTATCTACGCCATTTGTAGCGTTGGTAGATACTAATGTTAATGGTGGTTTTCCACTTCCAGAATTTACAGTTAATGGGGTTGTTGCTGATGCTAAGTTTTTACGTTTTGCTTCAATTGTAATAACTTGTCCCGTTGGATTTAATGATAAATCAGTTGCCTTATAAATGAATTGATTTGTATTTGCTGTTACAAATACACCGGGTGCATTATCTCCATCTTCAAATCTATAAATGGTTTCATATTCGGTAAATCCTTCACATGATGCAGTATAGACAATTGAACCAACCAATACACTTCTAACACTACCACTAAAGCTAGCTATACTTAAAAGTGCACCATTATCATTTTGAGTTGTAAACCAACCTGGGTAAGTACCTGCATATGATGATGGTTCAATATAATTTCCAGCAACATCATATGATGAACTACCATATGTAACCGAACCTGTAAAGTTTGTTTTTTGTAATGTAAATTTTACATTTTGATTTGGTGGGTTTGCAAATGAACCCGTACTAAAACGAAATGCAGTTCTATCAGTTTGAAATGATAATAATTTTGATATTGCGTTTGAACCACCTGTAAAATTTGCACTTTGTGTAACTGCTACTGGAACGTAATTATTATTTACATCATAAAATTCAAATTTAAAATTAAAATCTTCATTTCCAATTACCGTTGGCATTGTTGTAACAAATGAAACTTCATCTGGCGAAAATGCAGTATCTTGCGATAATTTTAAACTAATATTTCCTAAATGCCATTCTCCTTGTGATTGTGAAAAAAATAATTTAGCAGGTGTACAATCTTTATCTAATTTAAATGGAATTGTAGTATCTAATAAATTTTTAGTTGGATTTATTCCAGATAATGTAGCAATACTACTTGTATATGAACCCGATGCTATATAAATTCCCAAACTACTATTGGTAGATGCTGAATAAAATGCATCTAAATTTATTTCATATGTGTTTGTACTTTTTAAATCCAATGATGCTGAATAAATAAAATTACCGGCTCCTTTTAATTTTGCTCCAGATTCAACTTTATTTGAATCCAATGTAGCTACCAATGAACCCGTAATCCAATAATTTTTAAAAGTTTCGGATGTTAATATTCCCGTATTGCCAACAACACTTCCAGTTAATGCATATGATGTTAATAATTCCTTAGATTCAACTAATATATCTTGAATCATATCATAATCAGAAATATCTCCTAAAGATGTTCTAAATACTTTTATACGTTTTACATCTCCGGCAAAAGTTTCTAAATTAGAAATTTTAATATCAGCAAATGATTGATTAATTCCTGAATTTATTTTTTGTCCAGTATTTGTATCAATTCTATATACGGGTGATAATAATTCACTAACAGCAACAGTAGGTCTTTTATAAAAACGAATTTTAGTCGTATTTGCTAAAGATGGATTTACATTTATTTGCTTTTGCCATTTAACATTATATTGTCCTTGCCAATTTAATGGAACTGGTGTAATTAATCCATTATTTTCATATTCGGAAAGTTCTCCCAATATTGTAAGAGTGCATGGACCATATGCTGTTTCAGGATAAACATAAACTGCTACTACTTTTGAAACACCTTCATAGTATTCAGTTATAAATTCTTCTCCATTTAATGAGGATGATATAATACCTTCACCTGGTTCGTGATAAATTATATTACCTGATGCATCTTTTAGTTCAATTTTAATTAATGTATCGGCAACCAAATATTGAGAACCTTGTATAAGAAATGCGTTTTTACCACCGGTAAATGTATCGAATAATTCCGTTATTTTAAAATATTTACTATTGGGGTCTGTATCTTGTACAAATGTATTGTATCTATCTAAATTTTCAACGAATAATGTTTTTTGTATGACGGCCATTAAAATATCTTTATTATAAATATTCTTAAAAAAAATATTATCTCATATTTATATAAAGAAAACTAATATACTCTATATAAAACTAAAGAAAACTAAAAGTTATGAGATTAATTACATTTGGAGATTCATTTACTAATGGATATGGTATTAGTGAAAGTATAAAATGGGGAGGACATGGTAGTCCGGATATGTTTGAAGATTTATATAGAAGAATGAATAGCTGGCCAAGATATACGGCTGAAAGATTAGATGTACCGGTTATTAATATGGGTAAATGTAATAATTTTGGAAATAATGATATTTACAAATTAATAAAAAAAAATATAGATGAGTTATTAGATGATGATGTTATAATTATTGCATTTAGCTATCCATATAGAAATGCTACATCACCAATTGATGATTTTAATAAAATAGATGAATTATTAACATTATATAAACGATTTTATTTTAATGCATTTTATCCAATGTTTGAAGATGAGTACGATATATCTAATATAGATTTTACAAATTTTATAGAGCCAAATTATACATTTTCTCAACATTTAGGAGAAATTGAAAAAAGAGAACGTATTCCATTATTTCAAAATAATTCTTGGTATACAAATCAATTATTAGATGGCTCTCAACATCCAAATTTAAATGGATATAAAAGAATAGGAAATTATGTTTACGACCAAATAAAAAATAAGTTATGAAATACGCAATGTTACAAATAAAAAAAGAAACCCATGAACTTCTCAAAAATTATTGTGAAGAACACGGGTTTAAAATGGGAAGTTTAGTTGAAAATTTGATTAAAAAACACGTTGGTGTTCAAAAACCTCAAGCGAGTGTGTTGAAAGCTGATAAGGTTAGAAATCAATCTTACTAAACATCTTATTTATACGAATAAAAGCATACAATATTATATTTTGTATCTTTTAATACTTTTTCTACTTCGTGAAATAAATTAACGTCCGAATCTAATACTGCAAAATTAGGAAATACTGGATTAATAGGAATAGGTTCATTATTTTTATCATATACTATTAATCTTCCACCATTATCAGTACTCCATTCATTATTTAAAAAATATAAAAAAACACATATTCTTTTTTCAGATTTACCATCATCGTGTAACTTTATTTCACACCCTTCATCATAAAATTGTAATCTAAAATCATTTTCAAAATCAGTATAATTTTTTTCAGAATAGTATTTTTCTACAAAGTTTTTTTGAAATTTTGATAAAACACGATTATTAATTTTATTAATTATTTCTGTATTACAATTTGTACCAAATACCCAAGTTGGTAATATACCATCTTCTTGCATTTTTTTAATTTGATAACGATGTGCAAGTGCAAACATTTTATCGGCAGTATTCAAATCTTTATCTCTAAGTAAATAGGTATCATAATGTAGTTGTTCAATATATGATAAATCATCATATTTAAACCAATAGTCATATCTGGAATATCTTTTTATATCATTTGAATCTATAAAGCTTTTAATTTCTTTAAAATCCTCAAAAGAAAATAAATCAGTATAATTTTCTAAACTATCATACAAATATCCTTGTTCTCTAAATTTTGCTATTTCTATCATATGAATAAATATTAAAAATCGATTTTACTAAATCCATTCTCTTTTTTAATTTCAATAAGCCCATCAACAATATCTCTCATTTGTTCTAAGTGAGATATTACCCAAATAAAATCGAATTGAGTTTTAAGATATTGCATCATCATAAATAAAGATGATAGATTATCGGAATCCAATGTACCAAATCCCTCATCAATTACTAAGAAGTTTGGACGAGGTAAGTTACATACATTAATAAGTGCTACTCTAATTGCTAATCCACTTACAAATTTTTCCATTCCACTACACATCTCCAATGGCCATTCCTGGTCTTCGTAAACTATTTTTGCATTAATTGATTTACCATCCACATCCATCACTACACTAAAATCTACAACTTGTGAAAGTATATTATTCACTTCATTTTCAATTACAGGTAGTGCTTTGGAAATCAACTCATATGGGATACCATCTCTCTTAACTGCATCTAAATAATAGGTGTATAGGCGATTTTTTTCTTCTAATTCCTTAACATCATTCATCTTATGCTTTATCCCCTCTATAAACGAAGATATGGAAGAAATAGAGCCATTTACATTTGCTATATCTTTGGTAACTTTTTTAATTTCTCCTTCAATTTCACTTTTAGTTTGTTGTAAGCCGGAAATGATTTCATCTATTTGTACATTACGTTTAATAGTTTCCTCATTATCGTGATATTTTTGAATATTATCTTTTACTGATTGTAATTGGTGTTCTAATAATTGTACCTTTGTATCAAACCCCAATGATTCAGCTTCAGCCTTTTCTTTAATAACAATTGCTTTTTGATATTTGGATTTTAAATCAGTTAGTGTTTCCCATTGTTCTTCTACATTTGCAATTTTGCCAGCTTGTGTAACTAATGCACTATGTAAAATGTTTAGAGTTTCTAATTGATTTATTTGTTCATCTACTTTTTTTTGTGTTTCAATTGCATCCTTTACGAATACATTGTTCATACAAAAGTTACAATTAGGGTCGTATTCATGCTCTGCTAAATGTGATAACTTCTCTTTGTTATGTTCAATACCCTTTTCTAATAATTCTATTTGATGTAGTGTATCGTTTATTTGGTCTTTTAATACATCCCACTCACGCTTAGCTTCTTCAATAGGTAAATCATTAATAGTTTTATTTTCTTCAATTGATTGAGAAACTTCTGCTATTAAATTAACATATTCTTCTATCTTAATTCCTTTTAATTTTTTTTCTGAAAGTATATGTAAAATATCTCTACCCAATTCACCTTCTTGCTTTGTTAATGATTGTAAATTTAAATTACCATCAATTGGAGTTAGTTCTCTACTCAATCCAACAATCCTATCAGCCAAATCGGTTGAATCAGTATTTAATCTACCTAATTCTTTTTCTAAATTTTTTAATTCAACTTTTTTATCTTTTAAATCATTTGCCTTATCAGCTAATTCAGTTGTAAAATCAGTTTTCTTAAAGTTCTTAATCAACACCGATACTTCTTTGATATCTTCGGTTGCTGTTTCGTATAATTTATCGAATACATTCAGCCCCATAAATTGTGCTAATAAATCCTTTCTTTCTGATTGAGATTTATCAATGAATAGAGCGTTATTACCTTGTAAAGATAATGCAGTTAGTACAAAATCTTCATATGTACCAACATATTGCTCAATGATGGTATTAGTATCTCTCCTTTCCGTTCCGTTTAAAGAAGTCCTATCATCACCATCTTGTCTCCAAAATTGAACATCTACTTTGACATTCTTTCCTTTGTTAATTGTCTTTGCAGTTCTTTCAATATGATAATCTAATCCATCTATTTGGAAATGAAGGTGGCAAGCAAATTCTGATTTACGATTATTCATAATATTTTGAGCTTTATAAGCTCTACTACTCTTATCGTATAAACAAAATGATATCGCATCAAATAGAGAAGATTTACCCGTTGCATTTGGTGCAAATAATCCCATTAATCCACCCAATTTGGTAAAATCAATTTTATTCTTTTCACCATAACTAAACATATTATCAAATTCAAAACGAATTGGTTTCCATTGAATATTTCGTTGAACATCTTCGTTTACAATTCTACTATTGATATCTCTATTGATATTTTCTAATCTATCCAAATCTTCTTTAGCCACAAACGGCATCATTCTCTCAACGTACTCATTTATAAGTGAGTTCTGATAATTGATATCCGAAATATCTTCAAAATCTAATTTATTTAATCTATTACCTGTTTTTGATTTAGCAAGAGAATCGGTTCTGATAATTGTAAAATCTTCAACACCATATTTCATTTTAATCTCAGCCATTACTCTTTTAGTATCGGCAGAATCGGTATTAGATAAACGAACTCTTAAACGAGGTTTTTTTGGCATATCCGTTACAACAGGAACTTTACCATTATCAACATCCATAGTATAATATCCATAATCATTTTGAATATCAACTTCTTCGTACTTCATACTATCTAAATCCCAAACTAAGAATCCGTGCTTGTCTAATGTTTCACCAAAGTTTTGTTGAATCAATGAACCGGCATAAACTACTTTACATCCTGCTGGCGAAATCATAGTTTGTCGTTTATGTATATCACCCAATAAGGCTAAATCATACCCATCAAACATATCAGGTGTAAAATGACGAGAAGATACTACATATCCAATATCCGTTTGAGAATTATCAACAGGTCCGTGGAATAGAGCAATCTTTTTATTGCCAGATAATGTTTCTGCCTTAGGCCAATTTGCTTTATCATCGAAAATACTGAATACACCAAAATCTATACCACCAATGGAATAAACTTGTGTATCTCTCAAATATATAAAGTTTGGTAGATTTAGGGCTTCAACAATTGGAGTTAATACATCCAATCTATCGGAGTTGTTCATATTACAATCGTGATTACCTGTAATAAGGATTGTTTCACATAATTTAGAACATTCCGTAAATAACCAACTAATCTCTCTAACTAATTCAGGAGATAGTTCCAATTTAGCATGGGCAATATCGCCTGCTAAATAAATGATTGAATCTTCCGTACCTCTTTTACGAATCTCTTCAAACATTTTTTCAAAAACCTGTCTGTACTCATTATGTCTTTTTACATTACGAATGTGTACATCTGCAATGTGGTAAATCTTTTTTAATTTACTCATAAACTATTTATTTTGTTTAACAATAATTCTTCCGATGAAAACTCTTTAGTTTTCTTTAGTTCTTCGTAGAATTTTTGATACCCCATATCAGCGGCATCTTTATCTTTAAGGTACATCATTTTTACGTGAATACCATTCTTTCTAAAATATTCAGCAGCTTTAAGTGCTTCATTTATTGCATCATTATCTAATGAAATAATAATATCAGTTATTCCACTCATAAAAATTTTCTCAACCAATAGTTTGGATGGAAATTTACCCAAAAGTGGAATTGCATTTCTTTTTATTGTAATTGCATCAAATACTCCCTCACATAATATAATTGGTTCATTCCAATTTACCTGTGAATCAAAACATATTATATTTTTACTAATTGGTGGGTTTTTGTATTTCATTTTTTCTTCTGAATAATACGAACGAGATACGAAGTAATTTAACTGGCCATTTATATCATACGATGGTATAATTACCCTTCTACTATATAATCCTTCTTTACAATAACCTATATTATATTTAATAATTTCTTTTATACCAATACCACGTTCTGAAAGATAATGTATTGCATGTTTATATTCTGGATTAAACCCTTTGGGAGACTCGTTAAGCGATATAAATTCCTTTGGTAAGGAAATATATACTTTTGTATCTGCATCTTCCAATTGGGGGTTATAATTCGAATCACCATATATCTCTCTAATAATAGAAATAGTCTTTCTATCAACATCTAGCTTTTTTAATAAAGATGTTAATTTTTTACCACCACTATTACAAGTCCAACAATGCCATTTTTGAGTTTCGGTATTGACTTGTAGTTTTTGCTTAGAGTGATTACAAAATGGACAATAAAAGGCTAATTCATTACCCTTCAATGTAGAGTAACTTCCCAACGCATTAGATAGCGTTGTTATGATGGTATTTTTATCATTAACTTTCAACACATATCAAATATACAACAAATATTTGATATTACCAAATTTTTATGGTTCTAAAAACCAAGAATCTGGTATTTCTTTATCTGCGTACTTATAACCATTTTTCTCGCACCAATCTGCGTAGGTTGTTTTGGAGTTTTTTGTAATTTTGTTCTTAGAATTTGAAAAAACGAACCTAATATCTAAATTAGGGTTTTGCGCCTTAACTAACAAGTGTTTTTTTCTATCAGCTGCTACAAACCTACCTTTTGTCTCTACTCTAATACCATTGGGTAATTTGAAATCAGGACTATATGTATGATTTGATGCAGGAATTATGTATGGAACTTTTTCAGTTTCATACTCTACTACAATTCCTTTAGATTCTATTTGTTGGGAAATGGTTTGTTCTAAACCTGATTTAAATCCGTACTTTTTTGCAACCCATTTAGGATTATTCTTTTTTGTAACTTTTTTAGCCATTAAATTTTATTTTTTTGTATCTGAATATTTCTTTTCAGATAAATCTCCACCTCTACCTACTTTGAATTTAGCAGCAGTTAAAACTTGCTCATCTGCTTTTTTTAAATCGTTTGTAGAATATGGAGTCTTTGCGTTTACACCAGCATCAAAATTAATCTTATCAACACCTAATGCCGATTGTTGTGCTTTGTATAATTCTTCTATTGTTGCCATAATAATTGTTTTTATGTTTACTATAAATATAAGTTAAGTATCAAAACGTACAATAAAGTTTACAGTTAAATCTGGCATTGACTTTATTGGTTGTGGAAGTTTAGCAATTGCCACTAATTGACAATCATCATCGTATAATCCAATTGTTGTAATCATAGGTGATAAGAATGAACCAGTAGAATCTACTGAGCCACTTATATCATAATGTTCAAATCCTGCTTTTGTATTACCAATTGAACCACTATATCTAAAATCTAATGTATCTCCATTTTCTAATGTTGTTAATTTTTTAATGTATTTAACACCTGGAGTTATAGTTGTTTTATAAATTTTACCATCTGAGCCTGATACAAATCCATTTTCTCTTCCAATCTCTACTACTGCCGTTGGATTTTGGGATACATTGAATTCATCATCATTTGCAATTAAAAGATACTCATGCTCATAAATTGTTTTTGTAGATTTAAATGATAATTCCCAATTTGTATTTAATTTTGCGGCTGCATCTCTAGTTAATACAATCAATCCTTGTGTGTAAAATATGTTACCAATTTTATCACTACCAGCTGCTCCTTCTAAAAATGGTATATTTTCTACAATCATAACACCCGTATTTATATTAAAACTAACTACGTTTAAGTTATAATTAGTTCCATTATAAATTATATCAAATGTACCATCTGATAAATCGAATCCAACATATGGTATAGTATGAAATGTTCCAGAATATGCATTTGAAGCTATATCTAAAAAATTTAAACTATGTTCTTGTAAATCAATTTTACCAAAAGTAATACTATCTCCAGCTGCTCCAATTATATTTCCAAACTTATCATCTATAAATGATGCAGTTACTCCATTTTTATCAATTAATAAAACAGACCCCTTTTTAATTCCCTCACCTACATATATTTGTGGAATAGAAATTACTTTAGCTGAACCACTTAGGTGTCTATCACGAGTTGATTCTTGTATATTGTAATCAGATGATTTATTACCATATCTTACAAATGGATTATCTTCATGTCCATTATAAAATTGAGCTCTTAGTTGTCCGTATATAGAATTTTGTGGATATAACCCAGATAAGGTAGATGAAGCTTCGTTTGCTTCTAATAAAGCAATTTCAGATGAAGCCTGATTAAAATCCCATTGTTTATAGGCTTTAAATGGACGTATACTAATATCCGACTTTGGTATTCTTTTTAACATATCACTAATAAATATCTTATTAAACAAAAACCCAACTTTTTAGGGTTGGGTTTAATCTATGGTTTTAATCATAGATAGTTATTTGGCTATTCTCCTCTAAAAATCTAATTTAACTTTAATTGCTACTTCTTTATCAAATGATTTTTCAATTGGTTTAGAAGTTTTTGCTACTGCCAATAATTCGTTTGCATCATCATATAAACCTACAGTCGTAATATACACATGCGGGTCTCTTTCGAATAATGATTGTACAAATTTGCCAGTTGAACCTGTTACAAATGTTGGGTTGTTTGAGAAATTAAATTCTCTATTGTTTGCTCTTACAAAGTAATGAGATGTAGAAACATTTTCAGTTCTACGAACTTGGAAATCATTACCACCACCCAAAGAACGTAATAACATTACTGAACCAGAATTTGCACTATATGTAGAACCACTTAAAGCAATGTTATGATATACATCTTTTTGTGAACCATATGCTGGTGCTAATTTAATATCAACAGATGAACTTAATGCTGCTGGGTTTAGTAATATAATTCCCATATCAGGGTAGAATAATCCCCATCCTTGTCCGTTTGATGCAGTTGCACTATTTATTGATGCAGTCAATGCTGAACCAATATTTAATGAACCACTAACTAAGTTATAGACTCTTCCTGCGGTTGTTACATTTTCATCAGTTCCACCACTATCATCAATTAAAGTAATACTTCTTAATGAACCTGATAAATCAATTGAGATGTTACCTGGGTCTAATCTTTCTTTATATCTAGCTCTATTAATATTGATTGCGTAAAAATTTCTTAAATCTAA